GCTGAACTGCTCGGCACCGCGACCGAGCCGGTAAAGGCAGCCGCTCCAACCCCGGCAGCCAAGCCAGCACCGCAGCCTGCGCCAGCTCCCGAACCCGAACCGACGCCCGCGCCAGCCCCGGAACCCAAGCCAGCGCCAAAGCCTGTGCTGAAGGCGGTTCCGGCGCCCGAGCCGGAAGAAGCGCCCGAGCCGGCACCGAACCCTATGCCAAAGCCGGCGCCGGCCGGCCTGCAATTCTTCATCGACGTGGCGCAGTTCCGCGATGAAACGAAGGTCGCCGAGCACAACCTTGACGACTGCATGATGCAGCAAGCCGGTCTGCGTGCCTACTACGCCGAGCAGGCCGCCCGCGCCGAAGCGCAGCACGACCGCCTCAAGACCCGCTTCAAAGTCCTGGAGGCTCAACTCTACGACACCCACCGCAAGGCGCTCCTGGCCGCCGGTGAGAAGGTGACGGAGAAGGCCGTCGAGAACGCCGTGCTGATGGATGCGAAATGGATCAAGAACCAGAACGTCGTGATCGAAGCGCAGACGATCGCCAGCATCAACCGCGGCCTGGTGGACTCCCTCAAGGATCGCAAGGACATGCTGGTGCAGCTCGGCGCCGACCGCCGCGAAGAAGGCAAGGGCCAGCTGCGCACGATGGCTGCCACTGCGGCCCATGACGACCTGAAGGCGCGCGCTCTGGCCGCAGCCTCGCGATAACCCAATTACTGCCTCAGTCGCGGCCATAAAAGTAAGTCACGACTGAGCTATAATGTAGTTAGCTGAACGACGAAAGTCTAAAGGCACTTTAAACCTCTCAACCACCTACGAAAGAACTGAGAAAACTATGGATACTTCCAAACTGATGGCACTGATGGCTTCGAAGAAAGCGTCGATGAAAAAAGTCGAGCGCACTGCGAAGGTTGCACCTGGCAAGAACCGCATCCGTGTGCTGCCGGGCTGGCGCGCTGGTGAGGAACACGTCTGGTTCCACGACTTCGGTCAGCACTTCATCAAGGATGCTGCCGATGCGATCCAGGCTGTTTATGTCTGCACGAACGCCACGTTCGAAAAAGACTGCGCCGTCTGCAACGCCATCGCCGCTGCTGGCCGTTCCGTGTCGGACGATGCGACTGCCGAAGTGCTGGGCAAGGCCAAAGCCTCCCGCACCGTGCTGATCAACGCCCTGATGCTGGACAGCGATCAGCCAAACACCCCGGTGATCCTCGAACTGAAACGTGGCGTCTTCGGACAGATCGTCGACATCGTCGAGGAATGGGGTGCAAGCGTGCTCGATCCCGAAGAAGGGAAAGAGATTGTCATCCAGCGCGATGGCAAGGGCTTGAACACCAAATACACGGCGCAGATCAGCCCTAAGACCTACAAGGTTCCACCGGCTGCCCTGACGAAGCTGAACAATCTGGACGACTACGTCAAGCAGGAGTCCGATGAGCAGCAACGCCGTGCGATCGCCGCAGTGAACACGGTGGCGGGTGTGCTGGCTGCACCTGGCACCGGCGCTGATCGCCCGCAGACCACGGCAACCCGCCTGGCCGCACCGAAGTCTTCGGCTGCACCAGACCTGGATGACCTGGATGCACTGGACGACGCGCCATCTGCACCAGCGGCTACCGCTGATCTGGGCCTCGACTCCGAGCTGGACGACCTCCTGGGTGATCTGCCGGATTAATCAATCGGCGCTTTGAAGGGCCAGCCAGTGAGCTGGCCCTTTTTCCCTGTGGAGAGAACATGACACAAAATACCCTTCTGATCGACGCCAACTCGATCGGTTACGCCTCCCAGCAGGCGACCAAGCTGACCTGCGGTTCGATGGAAACGCAAGCAGCTTTCGGCTTCATCAAGACTATGCGCGAACTGCGTATGCAATTCCCCCACTACACGCCGATGGTGCTCTGGGACGGCCGCGCTGAATGGCGCTTCAAGCTGCACCCTGAATACAAGAGCAACCGCAAGGACACCCCCGAGAAGATCCAGATGAAGGAGTCCTATGCCAAGCAGAAGCCTTACATCGAACAGCTGCTGCGCCACCTCGGCGTGCGTCAGCTGACCTCTTACAAGCAAGAGGCGGACGATCTGGGCGGCTACTTCGTGCGCAAGCTGTCGGCAGTGCCAGGTTCGAAAGTGGGCCTCATCACCGGTGACGGCGACTGGAAGCAATTGGTGCGCGGCCCAAGCGACACGTCGGGCGCCGTGTGGTGGAAAGACCCACGCGACGATAGCCGCTTCGTCGACCACAAGAACTTCTACGCCAAGACCGGCTGCCTCTCGCCGTTCGCCTACCTGGAAACGAAGATCCTGACGGGCGACACGTCCGACTGCATCTCCGGCGTGGGCGGCATCGGTGAAAAGGGAGCGCCAGAGTTCATCGCTGAGTTCGGTAGCGTGCGCGAGTTTTGGCGACGCTGTGAGAGCGGTGAATTCGTCCCGCGACTGAAGGCGCACAAGAACCTGCTCGGCACCTGCGACCGCGACCTGGAAGCATGGATGGCCGAATTCAAACTGCCCGCGGACGTGGACGCGACCGACGAGAAGAAAGTCGAAAAGCTCCGCAAGAAGCACAGCGACACCTGGCCCGGCCAGGGCCGCTCGATCTACAAACGGAACTTCCAGCTGATGCAACTGCTGAAAGTCCCGGCGCCGGCCAAGACCGACATCAAGCTCGACCTCGGCAAGTTTGACAAAGAAGCATTTGCCAACGTTTGCGAGGAGCTGGCCTTTGTGTCGATCCTGCGCAACCTGGATGAATTCACTGCACATTTCAATAAATAAGGATTTACGAAATTATGACTACCCCGACCACCTACGCCCGTCCTAAACTCAAGGGCAGCGCCCAAGACCTGATCGACGCCTTCGATAAGACGCTCGGCGGGAACGACGAAAGCGCCACCGTCACCCACTTCATCGACACCGGCTTCGCGCCGCTGAACTACGCCCTGACCGGCGATTTCACCAAGGGTCTGCCGCAGGGCCGCCTGATGGAAGTGTATGGCCCATCGTCGGCCGGTAAGACCGCGCTGCTGACCGAGTGGATGGCCCAATCGCAGAAGATGGGTGGCGTCGCCGGCTTCCGCGATTGGGAGCGCTCCTTTAGCCAGCTGGTCGCCAGCGAGGGCTTCGGCCTCGATCTGACGCTGCCTTACTGGTCGTATAAGAAACCGCGCACATGGGAAGAGGGCAACATGCAGGCGGTGGCCTACGCGCAGTGGGTGCGCGAGAAGGGTCTGATCCACCCTGACGCCCCGATCCTGATCGGCCTGGACTCCATCGCTTCCGCAGTGCCGGCATCGTCGGCGGGCAAGAATATGGACGAACTGACCATGAACGACACCACCGCGCTGGCCCGCGTGACCTCGACCACCCTCAAGTCGATGGCGATTGCAGCAGAGGACTACAACGCTACGTTCCTCTACCTGAACCAGATCCGCACCAAACCGGGCGTGGTCTACGGCGACCCGACCACCACGCCAGGCGGTAAGGCGATGGAGTTCTACGCGACCGCGCGCCTGGCTCTGTCCCGCGAGAAGGTGATGGCGCAGGTTGAAGGCGAGAAGACCTTCGTCGGCCAGAACATCAACATCAAGTGCGTGAAGTCCAAGCTGACCGTGCCGTTCAAGGAGTGCAAGCTGCGCATGAACTTCACCGATGCCGGCATTGCCTTCTTCGACCGCGAGCTGTCCACCATCGAAACCCTGGCGGAAATGGGCAAGCTGCCAGTGCCGTCGAGGGGCTTCGTGGAATGGGACGGCAAGCGCATCAGCCCGAAACAGCTGGCTGAGAAGGTGCGTCAGGAAGGTTTGATGCCTGCTCTGAATGCCATGTTCGGTGCCTAAGATTTAGCTTCATACTTCACTATAATGTCATCGCAGATCAATCCGTGGTGACTTATAGGGGAAGTAGATGGAAGTTCAAGTAATCGGTTTTATCCCGCCTGTCGAGGGTGTTGAGGATGAGTTCAACACCTTCCGATTGGGCGGCACCCTCGCCAAACGGCTGGTGGTGGGGCAGAAGGTCTTCATTATGGACGAGAAGACCAAGATCGTATTTGGACGCGCGACTGTGCAGCGCGTCGAGTTGGGGAAACTGCGGGAACTGTGCGACGAACATGCGCACAAAAATCACCGCGAGCTGATGAATAACCCGGAGGGAGCGGGCGAACGCCTGTTCACCTACCTGCAAAAGATTTTCGGGCCACACATCGCACCGCCGACCAAGAAGGCGTGCGTGATTTACCTTAAAAGGATTGAATGATGGGAAAGTTAGATAGCAGCCTCGGTCTGAACGACACCATGCCTTTCGGCAAAAAGCACAAGGGCAAGAAGATCGAGGACATCTACAAGCAAGACGCCGGCTACTTGCTGTGGCTGCGCGATCAACGGAAGAAAGAGCAGGGTGATGCCGAGTTCTTCAACAAGGAAGTGCTCACCTTGCTGGACGAGACGCTTCTGAAAGACAAATACCTGCGCACCAAACACCAGTCCTGGGGCAACACGATGTTGCCTCAAGGGCCGGTCACGGCGCCCGTCGCCGCGGTGGAACCGACCACCGAGTTCGCCTACGCTGATTCGTGGGGAGCCTTCTGAAATGTGGACCCGCATTCCTCACCGTGTCATGGGCAGCTTCTATGGCATGTTCTACGAGGGGCCAGATGACAAGCGCCTCTACCTGGCGCACCGCAAGCGCAGCCAAATCTACCAACTGAAATTCGCCTGGTGCCTGGATATCAGCACGCTGGACAAGTGCCGCGCGCAAGGCGTCACCGCAGTCGGTATCCGCTGGAAGGACAAGGGTAAGAAATACACCCACCTCACGCTGCTGGACGACTTCTTCGGCCCCGACAGTTTCTTCCACTTTGGCGATACCAAACAGCGCGGCTTGCCTCTGAAGTGCTTCCGGGTCGACCCCGCAAAATGCGCTAAAGTGATCGGATCAGCGGTCAAGCTACGTTGATTTCCAGCAACGCAAATTAGTCACTCCTGACTTACTCGTCTATAATGTAAGGTATAGACATAGCAGAGAGGTAATTATGGTTTTATCAACGGCAGCGTTCTGCCTAGCACTTACGGTTTATACAGAGGCGCGTGGCGAATCTGTAGCAGGGCAAAAGGCGGTGGCCTTAGTGGTTATGAACCGCGCAGAATGGAACGATAAGCGGGTATGTAAGGTAGTTCACTCCAAGGGCCAGTTCCCTTGGGCCAAGCCAGGTATGAAGGCTCCCCGCGACAAGAAGGCATGGACGAACGCGCAGCAGGTGGCGCGAACCGTGATGAACGGTGAGGTCGAGGACTTCACGCACGGCGCGACTTACTTCCTGGGGAAAGGCGAGCGGCCCGCATGGCGCCTCAAAATGAAATACGTGATGACGGTAGGCGGTCATCGTTTTTATGCGTCTGTATAGATAAGTCACTACTGACATAGGAGAGAAAATGAAGAAGCCATACGGGGTCATCAGTGACACCCACAACCACAACTGGTCAGCCTTCGCGACCGTGACGCCAGAGGGCGTGAACAGCCGCCTGGCCGTCACCCTGGCTGAAACGAAGCGCTGCGCTGCCGAAGTGAAGAAGGCCGGCGGCGACACCATGTATCACGGCGGCGACCTGTTCCACGTCCGTGGTTCGATCGCGCCATCGGTGCTGAACCCGACGATGGACTGCTACAGAGAAATCATCGCGTCGGGCGTCCAGATCGTCATCAACGCGGGCAACCACGACCTTGAAGGCAAGGAAGCGAACCGCGTCGGCTCCGCAATCACCGCGCTGGAAGGCATCGGCTGCCGCGTGGTCAATGAGCCGAACTATGGCAGCTTCGACGACGTGGCGATCATCCCCTGGATTCCCAACATCGCAGCGCTGAAGGAAGCGATCGAACGGATTCACCCGTCGGACCGTCCAGGTTGCGACCTGCTGCTGCACGCGCCAATCGACGGCGTCATTCCCGGTCTGCCAGATCACGGTCTGGACTGGGGCTACCTGGATGCTTTGGGCTTCCGCCGCGTGCTGTCGGGCCACTACCACCACCACAAAAACGTGGGTGGCAACGTCTGGTCGATCGGCTCCCTGACGCCGCAAACCTGGAGCGACGTGAAAGCCAAATCGGGCTTCCTGATCGTGCATCCGACCGAAGTTAAATGGTTCGCCAGCCACGCGCCGTCGTTCGTCGAAATTGACGGTGCGACCGATCCGGACGACATTCCGCTGATCGTCGATGGCAACTATGTGCGCGTCAAGATCAACAGCAGCAAGGCGGCCGACATCGAAACGATGCGCCAGTTCTTGACCGACAGCGGCGCGCAGGGCGTGACCGTGCTCCAGGTGAAAGACGTGGCCCCGGTCGCGCGCGCCGGCGGCGCAACCCTGAAAGCGGGCGCCACCCTGGAGCAATCCATCGGTGACTTCATCGCCTTGAAAGCCTACCCGCGTAGCTCCGAGCTGGCCCTGCTGTGCAACGACATCATGGCAACCGTCCGGAGCGCGGCATGAGCGCCGCGCATAGCTGGGCGCTGATTGCCCACAGCGCCATGTCGGGCGGTGCAGGTGGCATCCTGGCCGCCTCCAGCGACATCTGCGCGCTGATCGAGGCGGGAGGCATGGAAGAGGTGATGGTGTTCCCCGACGACGGCAGCCAGGCGGGCGTCTACCTGTGGCGCGGCACCTTTGACCCCGAAGACAGCGACTTCAGCGGCCCGGCAGCCATGCCGATCGACTGGTCCGAAGTGCAGAACTGGATCGACCGTCACGGAGAGGAACTGTGACCGCCCTGACGCGCCAAGAGCGCATCGAGCGCGGTGACGCCAACCGTAAGGCACGCGAGGAACTGCGCAACGCTGTGCGCTTCGCCATGAGCAAGGACGGAGTTTCGCCCAGTCAGATCCGCGACGCGGCGAAGGACATGGCGAAAGAAGCGGCTGCCGCCGCCATGAAGTCTCTGACCAAAGCCGGCACCTTCGAAGAACTGATGCGCAAGGTCGTCCGCGAGGAGATGAACGCCTTTATGCAGCGGGCGCAGGGGAGCAACACGACCCTCGGCGCAGTCATCCAGAAGGCGATCACCGAAGAAGCGCAGCGGTATGCCAAAGACTACATCGACAAAAACGTCCTCATCACTATGCAAAAGGATACCTTCTAATGGATCTGCAAAAAGCAATTATCAACAACTTCCTGACCATCGGTGCCGCGACCCTGGAGCTGGACGGCCGCGGTCTGCTGCTCATTCAGGGCGAGAACGGCGACGACACTTCCGCTGAGTCGAACGGCGCCGGCAAGTCGTCCCTGACCGACGCTATCTGCTGGTGCAACTACGGCGAGACGGCGCGTGGCGTGTCCGGTGATGCGGTCGTCAACAAGACCGCCAAAAAGGACTGCTCGGTCGAGAACGTCTGGGTCGATGGCAACTTCGAATACCGCATCGTTCGCCACCGCAAGCACAAGGTCGGCAAGAACATGCTGACCGTGAGCCAGCGCGACCTGACGACCGGGATCGGCACCGACCTGTCGAAAGGCACCGATAAGGAAACGCAGGAAGTCGTAAATAAGATTTTGGGCTGCACCATTGACGTGTTCAAGGGCGCCATCTACGCGGGCCAGGAAGCTATGCCCGACCTGCCAGGCATGACCGACAAGCAGCTCAAACTGCTGATCGAGGAGGCGGCCGGCACCGGCGAGTTGGCCGAAGCCTACACGGAAGCGAACAAACGGGCGCTGGTGGCTGAAAAGGAGCACACCGCTGCGCTGACCCATGTCCGCTCGCTGCAAGCCCGCCTGGCGGCTCTGAACGCCGACCTGACCGATGCGGAAACGCAGCACAAGCTGTTCGAAGACGGCCGCAAGGACCGGGCGCGTGTCGAGTTGGCGAAGGTTGCGCCGATCAAAGAGGCGATTGACGCTGCTGACGCGAGCCTCGCCAAGTTCGATGAGCCGGCGCTGACCACGCGCAAGGGCGTGCTGGAGGCTGAACTGGCATCCCACAAGACCCAGGAAGCGGAGCTGGCAACCCTGGCGCGCGCTGAGCGGGAGCAGGGCGACAAAGTGACCCGTTTCCGCGCCACCGTGGAGCAGCTGAAAGGCGCCCACGAAAAGAGCAAGACCAATTTGACGGCGGTTGATAGCCAGGTTGGCAAGCCGTGCGGTGAATGTGGCAAGCCTTACTGCGCGCACGACCTGGAAACGGTCAAGCAGATGCGCACCGATGCCGTCGGCACCGCCCGTAAGACGCTGCTGGAAACGGCCGACATGGCGAAGACGGCGATCGCGGAGCATGAGGTCAAGAAGAAGGCGGTCGCTGACTTCAAGGCGGGCATGACCGACGTGTCGGCCGCCGTCGCCGAGCTGGGCGGGATCAACCGTGACCTGGCTGCGGTGGCGAACACCCGCGCAGCGATCGCCCGCCATAACCGTGAAATCGATGCGATCAAGCTGGCCGCCAAGGGCAAGCTGACCGACACGAACCCCTGGACGAAGGCGGTCGAGGGCAAGAAGGCAGACATCACCCGCGTGGAAGCTGAAATCATGACCGCTGATGCCGGCGCCGCAGTCCTGGGTGAGAAGGCCGACCTGTATGCAGACGCATCGAAGGTGTTTGGCCCAGCTGGTGTCCGCGCCCACATTCTCGATACCGTCACGCCATTCTTGAACGAGAAGACCAGCGAATACCTCGGTGCTTTGGCGGACGGGAACATCAACGCTACGTGGTCGACCCTGGCGAAGACGGCGAAAGGTGAGCTGAAGGAGAAGTTCAACATTGAAGTCATCAACGACAAGGGCGCGGAGAGCTTCGCCGGTCTGTCGGGCGGGGAGAAGCGCAAAGCCCGTATCGCCTCCGCGATGGCCCTGCAAGACATGGTTGCCTCGCGCGCCGAGAAGCCGATCAACCTGTTCATCGCCGACGAAGTCGATCACGCGCTAGATGACGCGGGTCTGGAACGCCTCATGGGCGTGCTGGAGAAGAAGGCCAAAGATCGCGGCACGGTGATCGTCATCAGCCATAACTCCCTGTCGGACTGGATCGACAACGTCATCACGGTGAAGAAAACCGGCGGTGTTTCGACGGTATCGGGGGCGACGGAGCGTGGTTTCTAACAGGCTGAATCACACGCTGGACGCTGCGGGCTATCTCGCCGCAGCGCATCCCGGCGCACAGGAGCGGCTGCTTTCTGGTGGTCGTCGCGTGGGAAAGACGGCCGCGATGGCTGCGCTGAAAAGCACGACCTACAACGTAGGTGACTTGGTGACGATGCCGAACGGCCAAGTGCGCGTCATGACCGGGACAGGACTGAAGACGGTGGCGCCCGCGCCACCACCGGGCATCCGGGGTAAAGAGATTACCGCCATTTGGATTGATGAAGAATTTGGAGATATTGATATGGCAGCAAAACCAGAAGCAGTAAGCAGCGAGGCGATCGCCCGCCTGAATGAACTGGCCGGCCGCATGACCGACTATTTCAAGGCGAACAAGGAGTCGGTGACGCTGCTCTCGCCGGGCAACCTGACCGTGACCATTCCCGGCAAGGGCTATTCGAAGGCGAACCACATCGGCGGCGAAAGTTTCACCTTTGAACGCGCCTATGTCGGCTCCGCAAAGGCGGGCAGCCGGCTGATCTTCGTGTTTAAGCCGACCGCAGCTTCGGCCTACACGGAGATGGAAATGACCGAGAACGAGGCTCAGACCCAGCTTGATGGCTTCCGCGCCGCTGCGAACTTCGCCGCCGGCGGTGACTTCGTTGCCGAGCTGAAGGAAGTGCGTCGTGTGGAAAGCGCTGCGCGCGAGGCGGAAACGGTCAAGGAGAAGTTCGCTGAATATCCGGAGTTCGGCGCATGGTAGCTCTCGCGATCAACGATATGCAGCTGAACGTTGAGAGGCAGCCCACCATGAGTGTCAGCATGTTTGGCGAGACGAAGCAGGTCGCCACCGGCCCGGCGCGCGTCCGCTTGGACATCAAAAGCGAAATGATTGGCGACGACAGCACGGAGCTGAAGGATCTGCTGCTACTCGGCGCCGATCAGCTGGAGATTGTTCTGCGCCGCCGCGTGGTTCCGCCACGCCCGCAGGACATTCAGTCTGAAGCCGAACCGGCACCCTGGCGCGTCCCGCCCAGCAAACCGAAAAAGGCCGTCAAAACCGACACGCCTGAAACCCAGCCGGAACCGGAAGAACCGACCACCGCGCAACTTGTAGAGGAATTCGGATCATGGAGCTGAGTCATGCTGAGCGCATCGAGCGCGCACGGATCTACGGCACTGCGGCGCACGCCGCCATCGGCCAGGTGCGCAAATACACCGGGCAGCCATACATCGTGCATCCCGCCGAGGTGGCCCGTCTGGTCGCGACCGTCCCGCACATCCCCGAAATGATCATGGCAGCCTGGCTGCATGACGTGGTCGAGGATACGACCGTCACGATCGAGGACATCGCCGCTGAATTCGGGCTGGTGGTGGCCGGATACGTCGATGGCCTGACCAACCCGGCCCGGCCCGAAGACGGCAGCCGCAGCGTGCGCTTCCTGATCAATTGCGCCCACCTGGCACGCCAGCCGCGGGAAGTGCAGACCATCAAACTGGCAGACATCATCGCCAACACATCGAACATCGTGGCCCACGACTACGAGTTCGCCTCTACCTATCTCAGCGAGAAGCGGCGCGTCCTTCTGCTCCTCACGAAAGGCGACGAAACTCTGACCAAACTCGCCTGGGAAACTGTTCAACAAGGATTTAAACAACTGGAGCAAACCGCATGAAACTGAAAGTCTTGGGCCTCGACCCCTCCCTGTCCAACTTCGGGATCGCCAAAGCGACGCTCGACCTCGACACCATGAAGTTCGACGTGGACGACCTGCACGTCGTTCAGACCGAACCCGAAAAAGATAAGAAAGTCCGCAAGGTGGTGCGCAAGAATAGCGAAGACCTGGAGCGCGCACTGCTGCTGCATCGTGGCGCAATGGAAGCAGTGCAGGGCCATTACATCGCATTCGTTGAAGTCCCGGTCGGCAGCCAATCGAGCCGCGCGATGGCGTCCTACGGTGTGTCGCTCGGCGTGATTGCGGCGGTTGCCAACGCGATGCCGGTCGTGCAAGTGACCCCGACAGAAGTGAAGATGGCCGGCTGCGGTATCAAGACCGCGACCAAAGACGAAATGATCGAGGCAATGGTGACGAAATATCCGACCGCACCGTGGCCCATGAAGGTGGTCAAAGGCGTCAAGACCCCGATCGCCAGCAAGTGTGAGCACCTGGCTGACGCCATCGCCGCCATCGAAGCGGGTATCGGCACAGACGAGTTCCGTCGCACCATCGCCGTGTTCAAATCCATGCCGATGGCGGCCAACGCGCTCCTCAAAGCCGCATAGCCTTTGATATGCCTCTCTGAGTAAGTCAGCACTGAACTATAATATATGTGTCTGACTGACTTAGAGAGCGCAACAGGAGAGCAACGTGGCATCAACTTCATTATTCAACAGCATTCTGACACCTGGCTGGACCACTTCGGCGCCGGGCGACATGAAAAACACCTCGGGCCTAACAACCCGATTCGCAAAACAACCGGGGAAACCGGCACCGGCCAGCACGTCTGCATCCACCTATAGCTGGGACAGCCTTGACGCTCTTTCGAAAGCGATGCGTGAGCCAATAAGCCAGGAACAGTTCAAGAAGGAATACCTGACGAGCTTCGAAGCAGACAACAGCAATGCCTCCTTCAAGGCGCCGCCACCCAAGATTGACCGCGATACCCCGGAGTCGTCGGAAGGCGACGCCTGGTAATTTTCTTAATCCCTATACTCAGTCATTGCTGACTTATATATAATCCCACCCCAACCGATACACAAGGAATACTGCAATGCAAGTAACGAAACGCGACGGCAGCAAAGAGCCACTGGACATCAGCAAAATTCACAAAGTCACCGCCTGGGCCACCGATGGCCTTGACGTGTCCCAGTCCGAGCTGGAAGTCGAAGCGAACCTCCTGTTCTTCGAAGGCATCAAAACCTCCCAGATTCACAACGCGCTGATCAGCGCCGCCGCCGGTCTGAACGCCGTTGAGAGCCAGGACTACACCTTCGTTGCCGGCCGCCTGTTGCTGCAAAAGCTCTACAAG